AGCCAGTACATCTTTGTAACTATTCGAAACAGGTTTAATCCCTTGACTCGCTAGGAACTCCATCCCTTTTTTAACATCAAACGATATCAGTCCTAGTTCTTCGAATGCTGTATACGCTTCTTTTGACTTTGGAATCAGATTCGATAACATCGTCTTTAGCGACGTACCGGCATCTTGACCCTTTAAACCGTTTTGAGCAAATACAGCCAACGCTGTTGCGGTATCTTTAAATGACAAACCTACCCCAGCCGCAACAACAGAAACAGCAGATAGTCCAAACTTCAACTCGCCAACGTCGGTAGCCGACGCGTTCGCCGCTCCTGCAAGAATGTTCGCTGCGTCGGCAACAGAAAGACCATCGTCACGAAAGGCATTGAGCGCTGTTGACGCAATTTCCGCTGCGTCGGCTAGATCAAGTTCTCCCGCAGCTGCAAGATTCAAAGCGCCCTCGAGTCCACCGTGTACGATATCTTTTACTTGAACGCCTGCTTTCACAAGTTCTTCGATACCTTGTGCAGCTTCAAGTGCGGAGTATTTTGTTTTCGCGCCCATCTGTATAGCAAGGTCTTTGAGCGTGTCGCCAAACTTTTGAACCTCATCCGGCGCCATAACTGCTTTTACGTTCGACATCTCTGCTTCGAAATCCATTGATTTTTTTGTTGCAAAACCAAGAGCCCCGCCAATTGCTGCCGTTGCGGCTCCAAACGACATGGCAATTCCTTGACCAGCTGATTGCATTCGGCTTCCTAAGTCTTGCATCCGCTGACCGACTTCATTGAGTTTTGCATGCATTTTGTCCCAGACTGTAGCGTTTTTGTTGACATCTTGGGACAATTTATCAAGCTTGGCGCTAGTTTGTTGCAGTTCATTTTCGAGTTTTTTCAAATCTCCAACCGCTTTGTTGTACTGAATCAGCAACTTTTCCGTTTCAGCTGCTTCTTTCCCTTTCGTTGCTGCCGATTCTTCGTATCTACGCTTCAACTCTTGCACTCTAGCGCTTTGCAAGGCCATTTTTTTAGTCAACATATCTGACTTGGCCTGCAAGCCTTCCAGAGTGTTTTCAAAGCCCTTGATGGAACCGCCTGCCGCTTTAAATTCACTTTCAACAGCTTTCAATTTTCTGTTTACTTCAGCAAGGCTACGGGTGAAATTTGCGCTATCCAATCCTAAGCTGACACGCAACACGCCTACTTCTGCCATGTTCTCACCTCCTCGCTAGAAAATAACTTGGTCGATATACCCTCGTTCAGTACGCTCTTTCCTTTCAGATTCGTAATCTAAAAGCTCAAAATAAAAACCGATGTCCATTTCATCGATCATGAACATCGGGATTCCTTGCCTTAAATGGTTTAAATAAAACTCCTTAACCGCATCATATGGGTCCATTTCAGACCCTTCTATGAGTTTGGGTCGCTACTTTTTCCTGCAACACCAACAACACTGTTAATACAATCTAAAATGGTTGGGATAAGTTTATCGGCTGGAACACCGTCATAAACATCGTCGATCGTAAACTGATTGTTGAATAGTTCAACCACATAGGAAACAAGAACATCTAATGTTTCAACATCAACGTCGTTTAAGTCGTATTTTTTTGTGATTTCCAGCGCTCTACGGAACATACGGGCTTTCACAAAAGGAACCGTAAATGTTTTTTCTTCGCCATTGATAAAAAGTGTAATTTTCATCTTTATATTCCTCCTTGTAATTAATGAATAGAAAAAGGCAGCACTAGGCTGCCTCTGTCATTATGCTGTAGTGAATTTTCGAACTTGTGCTTGAGCCATGTAGTTGCCCGTCAAATCGCGTACACCTGTCGTTGCAATGATTTTGTAATCTGTTGCTGCAGAAAGGTTTGCGCTTGGTGTGAATGTAATAGTTGTTTTGTCTGCACTTTGCGAAAGTGTCCCCAAGACCACCGAACCATCACTATCTTCGATGACCATAAAGTTAGCCAAGTTGACACAATCAGGAGCAATCGCCTCGCTAAATACCCATTGAATTGTTGTAGAAACCGGAACAGCAGTCGCATTATCTGCAGGCGTTGTGCTAGTGAGTATCGGCGGTGTCGTATCCGCAGAAACGTTCACGACCGCATCGAACCATGTGTTTGCTTGTGTAAATCCTGCTTCATCTTCGTCACCAATCACTTGCCACAAACCGTCATAATCTCGTTTGACAAACGTACCTTTGAGCTTAGCACTTTGGAAGTTAGGTTTATCCTCCATTGTCTTGTACTCTTGTTCTGGTGTTTCAAAACGTCCTTTATATAACCATACATAACGATATTTTCCGTTACTTTTTTTGCTTCTAAATCCTAATGCAACATAAGGAGCTACGTCATCTGCGTTCTTGATAAGGATTCCGTTTGACACCGAATGTCCTAATAAGGCTGCTTGAACAGGAAGAGGAATATCTTTCACTTCAAATTCTACTTCGATTTCCCCTAAAGAAGTTACTGTTTCCGATGGACCATCATCCGCATAGAGAGTTTGCGTATCAACCTTTGGAGAAATCTTCGCGTTGATGGCCCCAGCTATTTTTACTGGCGTTTGGTATGCAACCCCTGTCGAATCATCTTTTGTAAGAATCGCATAATATAAATCTCTTAAACCAATTTGTACACCTGCCATTTTCTATTCCTCCCTTTCTTCTACATAAGAAAACCGGAGCACCTTGTGAAAGATTTTGGTGTCCGGTTCATATAGCTCTGTTTCGGTTGTCCGGCGAAACCCCGCCTTGGTCATTAGGTCTTTGACTTGCTGCACTATCGATGTGTAATCTCCTTTTGACCACACATCGACTTGTATGAAATGCGCTGTTTGCTGTTCTTCGTCATCCGCATTGAGAGCAGAGAACTGATTGTACTCAAAAAATGTGATGTATGTCGTCGCTGTACCTGAATAGGTTTGGAAGTCGACAGGAACACCAATGGGCTTTAGTGTATCTTTAATCAGTTTGTTGATACTCATAAACCCAACTCCCTGCGAATGACATCTGCCATTTTCTGCTGTACTTGCTCTTTGTTCTCTTCAAAAGCAGGCTGAAGAAACGGTCTGGCCGCCATTTTTGATGTTCCGAATTCAAGAAAAAGACCGTAGAAACGGTCACGATCCGGACCGATATCCACGGTTCCATCTTCTTTGATATCAGAAATGACAATGTTTTCGGCTAATGCTCCTGTACGCTTTGGTGCTTTCTCCGATGCCGCCTGCTGAATGATTTCAGCACCAGCAAGCAGTGCGTCTTCTTTGACACGATCAGCTTCCGTTCCGAGCTGTTCAAGCTGACGCGACAGCTCCTGCATCCCGTGAAGTTGGAGGCCCATCACACCACCTCTTTTGCGATGATGGTGAGTGTTTTGTTTAACTCATCATCATTGATAACGGATAGAATCTCAAATGCTTTATCCTTGTATTTGATACGCATGTCCGGATTGATACCAGACGTATAGCGAATGACAAAACGGACCGTATTTTCGTTTTGCGTTGTGGCAGCTTCGTAGTATTCGCGCCCTTGGAGTGTCTTAATCATCGCCCAGACGGTTTTTACGTCTTGCCATCGCTGATTGTCTTCAAGAGGAAATCCGTTTTCGTTTGTAGCGTTCTCGTCGTATTGCTGAAAGGTGATACGGTGACGGAATAGACCCGGATTCATGATGTGTCACCTTCCTGCGGTTCATAACAGTAAGAAAGCTGAGCTAAAACACTATCTATAGTAGGGCGTATCTGGTCGCTTACTTTTCCAATCATTTCACGGTTTTCGTACCAATCTGCAATCAAGACAAAGCAGAATAGCTGGGCCAGTTCGTTAGAGCTATCGAATGTGTTGCCAGTAGCGTTTTTCAGATACTTTTCTGCTGCATTAATCAGCATTTGTATCATGCTGTCTTCATCATTATGGTCAACCCGTAACCACTCTTTTGCTTCATCTAAAGAAACGATCATTCTTCCACCTTCGCTTCTTTAGCTTCCTGCGCTTTCACTTCCTCCACGTATCCGAATCGAATGAGTTTTTCGGCCAATTTCTTCGGTAGGTTAGCTTCATCGCCCTTTTTCAAGTTATAGCCAATGCCGACGCAATCAATGAGAGCCTTTACCTTCATATCATCACCCCTTCAAAGAACAAGAGGGGATCGTCCCCCTCTCATTAAGATAATGTGACTTGTCCAAAAATGAACGCTTCGTCATCTCGCATTTTCACTTCTTCGCGTTCAATTGCACGCCATAAAGTAACGTCAGTTTGAAAAGCATCCATCGCAACATTAGATGACATGACTTCAACTTCCTGACGATCGAACATCACGATACCTTCTTTCAAATCGCCAATGATGATCGGCGCTTTTGTTC